AAGTGGTTGAAGGTAAACATCAAAGATAATAACTTTTCTAGCATGAACAAATACTCTAAACTCTGTTGTAAAAAGTCGATGTTACTTTTGGATGATTTATATGGTAATGATAAAATAGCAAACACTGGAGTTTTTTGTTTAAATAAAAAATCTGCGGAAACTCTCAGATTCACTGAAAGATTACCTCAGGTTGAAAATGTATTTCAAGAAGCATTAGAAGATAACCTTTACCCACAAGAAATGAGTTCTGCATGGGTAAGAAATAATGAAGTGTTTTTATCATATATTTTAGAAAAATATTCTGTACCAAACAATGATATTGGGCAACCGTGGAATTACATATTGGATCATTATATCAAATCACCAACTGATGCTTGTTATTTTCAGCATCAAGTAAATAAGGAATTTAATTTGTGATGTTATGGCAAGAAAAAAAAATACATTGTTCAGTTGAATCAACAACCTACTGTAACGCAAAATGTCCTCAGTGTGACAGGACAAATCCTGATGGATTAAAGTTCAACAATATATGTGAATTAAAACATGTATCATTGAAAGAGTGGATTGCTTCATATTCAAAATCGTATCAGTGGATAAGTGAATTTCATTTTTCAGGATCTTATGGTGATTGTTTTATGAATCCTGAAATTAGAGATATATTTACGCATATAAGAGAAAATTCAAATTGTAAAATATCTTTTTCTACAAATGGGTCTTTACGCGACCCTGACTTTTTTTGGCAAATTGGAGTAGAAAATAGAAAAATTATTTCAGGAATATTTGACATTGATGGTTGGTCACAAGAAACTCACGAAAGATATCGCGTTAATACAGACTTGAATAAAATAAAAGAAAATGTAGAGTCCTTTGCTGCAACAAATAACCCAACTAAAATATTTACAGTGGTCTTTAAACATAACCAAGATGATGTAGAAAAGATTGGTAAATGGGCAAAATCATTGGGTGTTGGACATGAGATATTTCAATCTAGTAGATTTAACGATGGCACAATCCAAAAATACAAATATAAAGGAAAAGAATACTTTTTAGAACAAACTACAGACCCAAAATATTTAGATGGAATCGACTCTATGAACAGAAGAGTAAGAGACCATAGACATCTAAATGAAAATATTCAAAATATAAAATGTATATGGGGGATACAAAATAAGGTTTTTGTTGATGAATATCAAAATGTTTGGCCTTGTTGCTATTGGCCATGGAAAGATTTAAGGAATAAAAAAACTCCTAAAGAAGGTGATAAGGCGAACGTGTACCAAACTTTTATTGAAAATCTTCAGAAGGGTGAATATAATTTACATAATTTTAATTTAAATCAAATAGTCAATAAAGATTTCTATAAAAATGATCTACTAAAATCTTTTGGGATAGAACCTTCTAATAGATGTAAAAGAATATGTGGAGTGTTTAGTTAAAAAATTCACAAGCAATCTTCGTAGCAGCAATCATTGTTTTTGCTTGCCTCAGATCTTTTTTCAATTTAGTATCTTTAGAATCTTTAATTTTATCTAATTCAAAAAGTTGAAGTTTATAAAGGAAAAGTCTTTCCTTTTCTTGATTTTCTGTAAACTCACCAAATAGACCTTTTACTGATATTTTCAGTAAGTCTTCCATCTTAGTATCGGTCTCCAGATCCTTAATATCCCAAACCAAACCCTCTTGTTTTGCAACAGATAAGATTGCCTCGCGATATACTTTATCTTGCGCTTTGATGTGTTCATAGGTTTCATCGTGTAAAGTTTCAATGTCAATATGCTTTTTGACCATTTCATATACTTCGTCACCATCTTCAGCAGGACAAAACTCTACCCGAACCTCATCATTCTCATTTTGCCAATATGATTCAACGATGTTCTTTTCATCGTTTGAAAACATTGCTTTTATAAACTTGTGGCCTTCCATTTTATGTTCTCTCTAAGTTAAGGTTAAATCCATCCTGAACGACAATAGTACCGTTTGGAAATTCTTGTGCGCGATAGTCATTCGCAGTTGCTTTGTATGTCGTATATTGTCCAGAAACACCAATCATTTGTCTGTTAGCAATTTGCGTACCTTGACGTGTACCATTACCATTTACATTATAACTGAGTCTATATCCAACCTCACCATAAACAGCATGTTGTATAATTGGTTCAAATAAACTATCAAACTCAGCATATGTCATATGCCTTAGACCAGCAGGTTGATTTTTTCTATTTGCTGTATAGTCAATACAAAGTGGAGTTCTATATCCAGTTCCTTGTGATGATATGGTAGAATCTACCCTCTGTAGGTAATATGTAGTCGTTGTAAATACATCTTGATATGTACCTGCCCCACCTATACTGGATGCAGAATATCCAGCAAGATTTGCAACGGTATCGACAAAAACGGTGCCAAGATTAGTTGATCCTGCAACAGAAGAAGAAGTAGAAATATAATATGACCCACCTGCAGAAGATGATGCCGTTGTAGTAGAAACCATGGCATTTATCACAGGATCAATAAAGTAATCCAATATTCTATTATAAGTCATTTCCCTTAAAACACCATCTGCTTCTAACCAAACTGGTTTAATATTCAAACTTTGATAGTCAGAATTTGTAAATGCTGTTGCTGGTGTAATTGTTTGACTGATCTTATCGTAAGTTGTACCGACTACCAACTCAGGTTCACCAGTAGTCGATTCTGGTGGAAATGAAGTAACCGCTGGCCATGATCCAGATGTATTCCTTGCAGCAGTACCAGACTTGTATCTGGTATCCGTCATATTGGGTGATATGTTACCGTTACTTGCTACAACCGATAATTCAACAGCTGGATTCTGCTGATACAGATAAGCAATTCTACCAAGCATTGCGTTATGCTCGGTAAGAGTTGTCTCTCTAATACCAGTGGATCCGTCTTCAATAAATGCTCTTTTCGCCATTATGGTGTTCCTATGTTAGGATCCGTAGATAACATATATCCAGCAAGAACAATTGTGCCTGCTTCGTCTTTAACTGTGAGTAGATGAGCATCAGTAAATTTATTACTATCAAATGTAAACGATTGACTCACAGTCAAATTGTTGATAAAGGCACTATCAATTGTAGCACTATCAGAAATAATACTACCACTTGTCAATTTATTAATCTTAGCACTATCAGTCAAAATATAATGGGCATTTAAATAATTTACTGTTGCACTGTCAATGTATAATGTGCCACCACTGTCAACATTAATTGTATTCACATTGATTATGTCAAATTCAGCACTATCTACATCCAATACACCTGAAACAGTAAGGTCTTGAATATATGCACTATCTACCGTTGCACTGTCAGCAACAAGCATACCTGCTCTAATAATACGGAAAGTTGCCGAATCTGCTTGTAAATTTTTAAGTACAAGAAAACCAGAAGATAACAATGTATTGATACTGTCAATCGTATCCCAAAGATAATTAATGGACATAACAATATTAGAATCATTAGACTTTGCGGCAGTTGAATCGTATTCCTGAAATGCTGAATCTAATAGATCAAGATCACCAATGTAATCTGACATCAGGTTGGTTTTGGAAACCCATTGACCTATGGGAGCATTGGTTAATATTTCTTCTTTTCTAGTCATTTTTTACACCGAATCTAATTTGTATCCACCAAAGTATATAACCCCAGTGTCATTGGCAGAGTCTGGACTAGCAGAGTCTGTGATTAAAAATTTACTTGCAGTTCTAAATCTAATTCCATCAAAATCAAAATTGCTATCCAATATTAAATTATTTATATTAGCATCTGTAATTACAGCACTATCAGTATTAATATCAACGGAACTTAATAAATGACTAATGGATATTGAATCCACATCAGGTTGTTTAGGATGAAAATTTAATATATGTGTTTGTGATATTGTAACAATACCATTACTATCAGCAACAAGTTTATCGACTCTTGAACTATCTACGACTGTTATTTTATTAAACTTTGCACTATCCAAAAGGGATGCATCAAATGAACCATTAACAACAATGTTCGCGAAGGTAGCATTACTTTCAATATACAAATCATAATTGAAATCTGGTATAAGATGCACATACCCATTAAGGATACTTTGAGCTAAATTAGTAGATCCTATAGAGTCACCATCTTCATAACTATCACGAACATGAGCATCGGCAGCAAAAAGAGTAGATCTTGCTTTACCAGGATGTGGACCAACATTTTCTGATGAGTCAAAGTGCCTTAACCTAAGAATGTTAAACGTACCAGAATCAACTCTCAATTCAAGCTTGTCAAAATTGCTAGTGCCTGTACCATTAAATATACCTAACAATTTTGCAAGAAGAGGATCATAAACATAATTTAACGCAGTAACAAAACTTGCTCCAGTACCTGAGTTATGAGGTGGATAAACGTAATTGTTAAGAATGTCAGGTCTGAAACTATCTAGATTACCCATATAGTCAGACATGGTATTCTGACTGTCAATCCACTGTTGGAGAGTATAATCACTGTCGATATGGATTTTTCTTGCCATTATTTCAACCTATCCAATATTTCTCTCATCATGGATTTAAGTTCACCAACGTCACTTTTCAATTCGTTTATCTCTTGCTTTTGTGATCTTCTTAACTTCTTAGCAATTTTTGCTTTTTCAATTGCAGTATTATCCACATTTAAAATAGCATTATTATTCAAGTCACGAACTAGAGTATTATGATTTTCAACTCTTGCTTTCATTATACCGCCAATGCAATTACTCGTAGATCTTTGAACGAAGGAACCAAAGCACTGCTTCTTGACTTCATTACGATTTTCAAAATGAATTTATCGAATGGGTCAGCAAATCCTACAGTATCACCGATCAAGTAAGTGTAATCTCTAAACACTGATGGGTTTTCGTCGCTTTGAATAAGTTCTTCAGGAGCAATCTCAGTCCAATTTAGATCATCAAAGTTTTGATCTTCTGTAGCGACTTTATAGTACAAGTCAAAGTCAGCAACAGAAGGTTTATTTGCCGAAAGCAAAACTTTGATACCAACTGAAGGTGACTCAAGAGTCACGGGTTTCACGATATGTTTTGATAGATGCGAACCACCATTAGGATCAGTTTCATCAGCATAATCAATTGGGTTATTTCTATTCAAGTTTGTCAAAACGCCAACCGAACCAGCAGAATCCTGGAAGTCGATTTCATTATGGAACATCCACATACCAGTTCTTTGCAAATCAATCACAGGTGATAAGTCACTATCCTGAGTTGTAAGATTTAGTCTGAAAGTTGCCGACTTTGTACCACTCATAGCATTTACTTCACGCTCGCGACTAGCAAGAACTTTTGGTGTTAAGAAATAATTATCTTCGTTGAGAATAATCCTTGAATAATTGCTTGCCTTATTGTATTGTGTTTCATTACCTGCGAGTGATTTAGCATCAGTCACCTTAGCATCCAATGTGATACCTGTATTCTTAGGAATCAGAGTTTGAATCTTAGGAGTCAAAATTTCATAATTAATATTTTGAGTAGCAAGTCCTGTTAGACCACCAAACGTAGATGAATCAGTAGCAGCACTATCAGCAGTGATTGTGTAGAAATTTTCATCTACATTTATAATAGTCCTAGCGCCATTTAGACCTTGACCAGTCATACCATTACCAAATGACTGTGAACTATCAAGACCGCTGATTATAACTGTATCACCTGCAATGAAACCATGGTTTGGTTGATTTACTGTTACAATTGCTGATCCTGAGTCTACCTCAAATGGATCAGATGGCAGTAGATCAAGTGGTATATCAGGGTTTTCCAGAATAACTTCTGCTGATGTAGAAGTAAACTTAGCAGCAAAAAGATCAAACTTCATATCCTTACTTTGAGCAGGAGTCCAAGTCGAACCATTTTGAGATAAGAACAGTGACCCAAGTGTAGGTTGTTTAGCAACTTTACGAGCAGTTGAACCAACCTCAAACTTTTCTGTTTCAGCAATATAGACAAGATAATCTACAGACTGAGCAAGAAGAACAATAGCATATTCGGTCAATCCACTCAGGAATACTGGTTCGTCAAATTCAAACTCTGTACCAGTCAATGAATCATTTGATGTATTGACATTAACAGGATTCAAAAACTTAACCGCACCAGGAACTGGAATGTTATCAGGAACACCCGCAACCATAGGTCTGATCTGAAGTTGAACTGGGATATTAGCATCTTTTGTTTTAAAGTAAATTTTGACTTTAGTGATGAATACACCATTTGGTTTATTCACAAAGAATGATTGTGCCAACGGATCATTTGGATTTGGTTCTGGATTTTGTGCCTGATCGTTATCATCTTGCGGTGGAGGTGAAATCCGTGACCGACGAGTTACAACATTTCGGATTGAAATCTGACGAGTTGCTTTAACTGTACGATCAACAGTTTCGAGAACACCATTTGCATCAAAGTATCCTTTAGAGAATGACGTAGCAAACTCAGCATCACCACCTGTGACATCCATCAGTTCAAAGGCACGAGTACCAGTTCTGAATCTGATTGAGTCAGTATTTGGTACGAAGAAAGAACCTTCTACCTTACCAGCAGCATCTGTAGTTAGAATTCTATCAGCAGCATTTGGTGCATCCGGATGGTTAGTAGCACGATTATGTTGACGTCCTACAGCAACATTACTTGCCCCAATCCGACTGAAGTTTACAGTTCCGTCTACCCAGTCTGCTACCGACACACCGTCAAAGAAAGGATAATGACGTGTGTTAGGTTTTAGACCTTGAACACGGAATGACATTTTGATAGAACGCATAAACGGAATCAACGCAACGTCTATGACTTTTTCGTCAATAACTTCACGAATGGTTTGTTCTGATACAACACGATTGACTCGAGTTACATTGAAGTTGCCTTCTTGAGCAGTCCTTGCACCAGTTACATTGGTACCAACCGAAACACCACCCCAGTTCCATCCCCAGTTACCAAATAAACGGTTTGACTGATTATCAAGTTTTGTACCACCGCTTACCACTTTGGTGTGACGAACTTTAGTTTCTTTCCAGTGATCAGATGATGGAGATAATTCAGAATATCCTTCATTTGTAATAACGGCAAATGGGTTAATATTTTCAGTACCAGAAGCAATATCGTTTTTGATAAATGATACATGATCATATTTCATATAAACATTATCGCCTTTTAGAATAGTATTAGTTGATTGTCCTGAATCATAAACCAGTCTTACTTCTTCTTCAGAAAACTGAGGACGCAATATTTTATTTTGAGGATCAACTGCCGCACGATATTCTATATTATTGATAGCGGATGACTGATGGTCAACAAAGTTATCAACGAGGAATCCAGATTTGGTACGATCTAAACCACCAGAATCTAGTACAGAAAAGTTCTTAAGATCAACTTCTAGCAAACTCAGTGCAGTCACTTCTTCAAGGTTATCCAACCGATCTTCCAATCTTGAAAGATCCTTCATTGTAAACCCTTTTGCCTCAACCTTTCTCATTTCCATATCGCTGTCGGACACAGAACCTGCATTCATTTTAATCTGATAAAGTTCTAATGCACCTTCAGGAGTCTCTGGAAACTGTGGATTGAAACTCGAATTACCTTCCAAATACTGTAAAGGATTGGTTGCAATCAGTTTATCGTATCGAGGAAGATAATATGTTATATCTGATGTTACCAAAGAAGTGTTTGATGGTAATGAATTGACTCTAGCAGTAGCACCACTGAAGTTCGCACCTGTATCATCTTTACGAGAACGGAAGTCAAAAACATTCTTTAAATCATATACTCTTCCTGTTTTGCTCGTATATTTTGGAATATCCTTATATGGTGCAGGATATGAGGTTGGAGCAAAGAAGTCTCCAGAGGCACCGTGTGCGTAGTAGTTAAACCGAACAAACACATTTCCAGTAGGAACAGTCCTATTACCTTTAAGAACCAAACGTCCTACATCATAGAAATTATCTCTCTGACCATTATCGACTACGAATCTTGCCTGAATGTCCATACCGTCGGAATCTTGCAAACGAACACGTTCGATAGAAGAGATATCTGCTTTACCGAGATTAATGTAAGGAGCACCAGTTGCAGGAGTTGTTATAGTTGTTGTAACAGTGGTATTTGTAATAGTTTTGGTTCTTGCAGTAGCATTTACAGATTTTTTGTAAATGATTTCAAGATTAGTTGAACTTGGACCACCAGAGATAGCAGCATTAGCACCACCACCAGATAGTGTGATTGTTGGAGTAACCAAAGCACCAGTATCAGTTCTTGCGATAATCCAGTCTGATGTATCTACATAAAGTTCCCCACCTGACAAAGTTGGAAGTGAAGCATTACCAGAACCATCAGTTGTTCTTGTATCTCTGCGTAAAACATTATATGATGTATTTACCATTCCTTGAACGCGAGGGTGTTGAAATTCATACAAAAGGTCATTATTCACTTTGTCTTTTAAGACTGCATTTGAATTTTCAAGGATTGGGTTTGCATAGTTTGTAGCATCTACTGCGATAGAACGTGCTTTACGAAAATCATTACCAGCATTCATTTGAATATCCATCAAGTAGTAACGGATATTTGCACCATCTTCCTCAATAGACTTAACCCGACATGTACCGATAGTTGAACCGCTATTGCGATATCCATCTTTAATATTATATGTTTCAAACTCATCAATGTTAGGAACACCAAGTGAACTATCACAAAGTAGATAGTTGCCAATTCCGATTGATATCACATCGTTTGTAATTTGTTCAGTATCATCAGCGCGATTCACATCAAGAGAAGCATAACCAGAATATTCGTTTCTGTAACCGTTCAGGTACACAAGACCAGGAGAAACTCTTAGAGAATACTTGTTTGCTGAATCTGTAGGGTGTCTTTCATAATTAATTTTAAATGGTTTTTTAATAAAGTCGCCATTAATTTCTTTAATGCGTGTTGCACTGAAGTCTTCAATCTTATTGTACGATTCATCCGCAGATACAACTTCAACAACTTTACCTCGTTGAACCTTTGCATAAAATACAAAAATTTCATCGGAATCGACTTCTGATTCAAGTGCAAGTGTCATGTCAATGCGATAACGGTCAGCACCAGGAGCGGTTAAGTTCGCTTGTGCGCCTTGATTATCATACAATCCCTGATCATCATCAACAGTAAAGATTCTTTGAGATACTCTGAAACCAACATTGAGATTAGGTTTATTATCATATTTTGCAATAATTTTTGATTGTGCATCTGCCTGTACAAAGTTTCCTTGAGTAAAGAAAATACCAGTATTTGTAGATGCCTTTGTGCCTGTACCCATAGCAGGATTAGCATTGGTGTTCGTTAACTGTATTGTCAATGGTGTGACTGAGTTTGTAAGATTTTCACCAGGAGTAAATCTAATAGGAGTAGTCGCACCAGCACTACCTGCAGATGTATTAGTGTATTTTACATAAATTGTAGCAGGGTCACCAGCTGCAGCAGGAACAACTTCAACGATCTCACCTATCACATTAGAGGTCGCACCAGTAATAGTGACACCAAGAAGTGAATTAGGAGTTGCTGGCAAACCATTAACAGAGGTATCAAGTTTCACAAATTCGTATTTGGTGTTAACAGTAATACCACCACCAAGTACAGCAGCACCTTCTTTAAAGATATTTGTTCCGAAACGTTCAATTTGTTTCTGTAGAATAGTCTGCAGTTGAGTCAGTTCTCTTGCCTGAAGAACTCTACCACTGTTAAAGAGAATTCTGTGATAGTGATCACTATCTTTGAAATCATCCTTATACTTGGTTGCAAATAGGGTTTCGGTTAAATTATTAGCCATCTTATATTCCTTAGAACGAAATAATTATTTTTACATCTTCAGTTTGAGTCGGGTCTCTGAGAACTGCAGCACGGTTATCTATGTACAGAATATCACCAGTTTCTTTATCATATTTAGGTTGAATAAGAGCAGAGTCAATTACACCATCTCCAGCACCATTTAATTCTTGTACAATTTCACCATCCTGGAAAGCAATATAACCTGTACTATCTGTTTGGTGATAATAGATTTCATTTGAATCAATGTGGTCTACATATGCAATAGCACCAGAAGTTTGACCTTCAAGTTTTTTATCGCGAGTAAATGCAGTCACAATACTACTTAATGTCATCTTATCCATAGCATTGCCAGTCAAGTCTGTAAACAATGAACCTGATCTTTCTCTTGGATCTCTCCACAATGAAACCTGACGGAAATCCTGACCTGTAATAAAGTCGCTATCGTCTGGTTCTAACTGTGAGTGGAACATAACTGCAGTTGACCGTAAATCTTCGCGAGCATCTCTACCAACACCAGAATCAGGAGCAACAACTGCTCGAGCAGTAGCACCCGAACCACCACCACCTGTGATTGTTACAATAGGGGTGTTATAGTAGGCAGCACCATGGGCAAGAGTTGAACTATCGTTATCCATAGTGATATGTGTTACGATACCCAATGCTGAATCAATATGAGCACTTGCTGAAGCACCAACACCAGTTGGAGTAGAAATACCAACAGAAGGAACTGATGTATAACCAGAACCACCGCTCGTAAGAACTAAACTCGTAATCATTGCTGGTTTTGTGTTATTTTGAACTGATTCATGGCGCAACTCAATGCCAGTAGAGTTGGAGTCAGTTACACCCTGTTTTTTAACAGGCATAAAGTTGGATGACATAAATTGATTTGCGTCACCTGCTGAAATCGTGTATAAGAACTTCCAAACGTAGTTATCACCAAGACGAAATGAATTATCATTTGATGATTGTGGTTCTACAGTAGAAGGAACAATATTACCATCAACATCACGACCAACTTCTAAACAAACATACACTTGATTGTTATCGGTTTTTACATAATACGGACGAGTCGGATACCCTGAAGTCAAATCATCATATTGTGAGTAGATAGTACCACTTGCCCAGTTATTTCTAGGAACAACCTGTGATACTGCCTGAACTTTTTTCACAGACATCAACTGATCACGAACCTGTCGAATATCAGTAATTGTATCTTCTGGAATAGGAGTTGTGTCTGAAGAATCCCACTGTTCAGGTCTACCAATACCAACATAATAATTGTTGCTATTTAAGTTGAAACCATCAAAGAAGTTTCTTGCTAAAATTTTTCTTAATTGTCTTGTAATAATTGCTGGCATTTTTCATTCCCTATGGATTAGAATCCACCTCCACCACCACCACCATCACCAGTAGCAGTGTTAAATTTAATATAAGTTCCGTTATCGCTGTCCTTGAATGCAAGTGTTGGACCACCTGTTGCTGAATCGCCGTCAAGGATAATAATTAGTTCTCCTGCCTTACCGTCAGTTGGCTCAGAACCAGTATAGTATTGAGCAACACTCAATCTTAATCCGTTATCTCCACTACCAATTGTGTTGGTACCCAGATGAATGGTATTACCTGATAGATATAGATCTTTCCACTTAAAGTTTGAATCACCAAGATCTAAAGAACTATCGACAGCAGGTATTAAACTATTGCTAAATGAAGTAATTGATTTACCACCCACAGTACCGACTGAAAAATATCCACTATCTATACCATCATTTAATCTAAAAGTTTTTACATTTGACAAATTCAAAAGGTTTGATGCTGTAACATATGTTATTCGTCCGCTGTCAATTTCTAGTGCTTGTTTGATAAAAGCATTAGAAAATCTATTTGTATTCGAACCAAGTGCACGAACATTATCAGTGTCTGGAATTAACGAGACTTCTAAATTTAAAGCCAAATTGTTGAAGTCTGCTGAATCCAAATAACTACCTAATTGTGAATCGATAATATCAAGAACAAGAGCAGAATCAAGGGCAAGGTTGTTTGATACCAAATAACTCTTTGTTACATATTCGTCAATTCTTGCTGCAGCATAGTATGAATCAAGTCCAGGATTTACTCTAGCACCAATATAAGCAGCATCAACAAGGTTAATAACACCGACAGAGTCAATTGCATTTTGATCAATCAATGTAATCGCCACAGCAGAATCAATACCTGTTGTAATAAAATTGAGAATATCTTGTGAATCAAGAACTGCTGGATTTTTAGCAATATCTGAAAGTAATGCAATCGTTCCTGAACTATCTGGCAAGGTGATAGTGTTATCTTTTGTTGGTTCTACTGCATTCAAAAATGTTTCATTGTTATCTGCAGGTGTCGAGTTAGGACTATCAGCACCAATAAACACAACACTTCTTTGATCGAACGAAATCCCTTCCAGATTCAAACCACCTGCTGAATCGGAAACAAGAATACCGAGATTAGAGACATCTCTGTAAAGTTCTTCAAAGTTATCATTCATTTTGATAGCACCAGAACGTAGGGTATCTCCTGTTCCGTCGTTCCCTGCGCTACCGACTGCTATAATTTGTCTTGCCATTTAATTAATCCTCTTTAATAACTCTATTTATAATAGTTATACAGCGTTACTGGGCCATCACTGTCACTTGCTTTAATATGATATGTTCCATCGAAAGTTGTAAATGGTGAAGTGCTTGAGAACTTCGTGAACGTATCGTCGTATGTAAGATGGAAACCAGCCCAGTGATCGACATCCGCAAAGTTTGTGTCCACATAACGGATAGTTTGTGATAGACCAAATTTCTCTGGGGTTTTGTAAACACTGAGTCTTTCTGGTGCATGATCCACATCGTCTTCTTCTGGGGTATAGTATCCAGGATTGACATAACCAGCATTAACATAACCTGTACCATCATTGTTATCAGCATATATGCCAGTGACTTCCCCTTCAATCCTACCAAATACAAGTGAAGCACTTGAGTGAACTTTTTCACGAGGATCAAGTTCTGGAAGTGATTCTTCAGTCGTGACACCAACAGGTACATTTGATAATATAACAACTTCAGCTGCTAGATGATAACCAGATGGGTGTACATATTTTCTCCATAAAGTTTCCCAAACATGAATAGGAAAGGGAGAACTTATTAGAAGAGAAAATACCTGATAGATCTTACCGTCATGGATTCTTTTACCAAACTCTGTACCAATCTCGTCTATACCAACATAAATCAGATCATTTTTTGGATAAAGTATCTCAACATTTTCTTCATTAAAGAAAGACCTAAAGAAACCATAACCAGAATATTCTGAACCTTTAACCCGAAAGAAATTGCCAAAATTTCGTATAACTTCTCTTGGGAATTTAAACTGACCTGCCCCAACACCAAGACCAACTTCATCAAAAAGAAAATCTAGTCTTTCAAGTTCAGTATCTTCAAAATCTCTGATCGCACTGATTTCATTAATAATCCCACCCCATTGAGCATCAGAATCAAGATATTCATAGTATCCTTCTAAAAACGCAATAAGGTTAGGATAATCTTCTTGAAAATACTCGGGAAGAACTTCTTGGATTGCACTTTTTCGTAAGTTTACAGGCAGTCTGTTGAAGTCTCTTAGAGTTTCTGAATTGTTTGGTGAATTGGCCATTAGTTCACTTCAAGTGTTTCTGTTTGTCTGTCGAGAATAGCAGTTGATGAAGATCTATCAGTTTCTAATCTTAAAATATAATTCCTGAAAGGTTTAATGCTTGAATCATCTGCTGGTGTAACTGTGATTTTAATATCACTGGTTCCATTCAGCATACGAGTAGGTTCGAATCCTACAAAAGAAACGATACCTGTGCCACTGTTATATGAACCGACATTGTCTACTAGAATATTATCATCAAGATCCATGATTGCGAGTTGACTTGAGTTTAATCTGTTTTTTACAACACAAACTGTGCCATTGTATTCGAAGGCATCTGTTATGATACGAAAGAAAACGTCATCTGGTTCTGCAATAGAATTAGGGAATTGAATATCAAATGTGTTTAATGCTGCAGCAACTATTGGTTCTCGCATCTGAACTTCTACATCAATTTTCGTGTTAAGAACTGCTTTTCCCAAAGAATCAATTTCTGTCAAAAGATTACTTTTACGAAATACCTTTTTAAAGGTGTTAAGGTTTCTTGTAAAGTAATTGAAGATATATTGTTGAATATTCGTTTCTTGTGTTTGACCTGACAAACCAGTAAGTGCTGGGTCAAAATTGAATGATGTAGTGAGAATCAGATAAACATCTTTTGGTTCTACAAACTTAGGAGTCATAGACATAGTAGAAAGATTTTTCACATAGTTAGAACGAATCTGATCTTCTACTGATTGTTTAGTAGCAGCAGGTGTTCCTGTAGAATAATTGAGTGAAATATAAACTGCGCCATAATCTAATGGTACATTTTCATCGCCTGACCAAACTGCTGCTTCTTCTACATCTGAGAAATTAGTTTCGATAATTCCCTTATAATCTAGTGAAGTTACCAGTCTTTGCTGAGAAGCAAAAGCGATTGGTGCTAGTTGACGAATAGATTCAATTGACTGTTTTTCTTTACCGCCACTTGATTCTGCTGATAAAACAGCATTAAGAACATACTGAACACTATTAACAGTGACTTGTGAATTTGCTGTAAATACGTTACCACCGTTGGCAGAACCACCTTTAGAAGAAAGGTATGTGACTACAACCTTTTGTCCAGGATCTGGAGACTTACCAAAAGAAGTTCCGTCTCCAAAGTTTATTTCAAATGATCCATTAGGTGCTTCATGAATGCTGTAGTATGTTGTTGAAGAATCAACACGGACAGCATTTGAAAGTGGTGTATATTCTGTAAATGTATTTGAAGTGATGCTATCATAAACTAAAACACGGGCAGTAGACTTATCCATAGTTTCATCAGGAACGATATAAATTTGTCTTTCTTCTTTTTGACCAACAATAAAAGTTTTTGTTTTTTCTACACCTTCATAAATTGGGATATCAGTAGATCCTGCTGGTGTAGTAAATTCATATGTTCCCGAACCATTATCTTTTGCAGTAAATACTTCAAGTGTTCTGAACGTATATGAAACACCGTCAATTGATGTTGTAAATTGCGTTCCCCGAGGAAGAGTTATTGTTACTGGACGACCAACAACATTTGTCAAATTGAGAGATAATTCAACAAGTGCTTTTGATGATGTAACAGAACGTGTTTCATAACCAAGCATTGCGGCATGTGAAAGAACCGAACTTCTTAACTGAGCAGTTGGCAAAAATGCTTCATTCAACGCAAAGTTAGCAGTGAGAGCGTTCACATGGGTGTTGTACGCAAGAACGTCTAAAAGGTTATTAAGTCCAGCACCTTCGAAGTTATAGGCATTGAATTCATCATCGTTTTTGAAATAATCTTTAAGGCGATTCTTAATTGTATTAAAATCAAGATCCGCTGATCTAGTCGTGGTTGCCATTTATCTTAACCTCGTTAATGATAGTTCTAAAGAAACAGGTTCTACCGAATTTAAAACTTGAAATGTGATTGATATATTGATTGCATTTTGTTCTGGATCTAGATAAATATAAACTTCTCTCATCAATGCACGTGGTTCATGTAAAGCGACTGTTTCGAATATATGATCTCGTAAAATGTCTGCTTCAACAGTAGTATCAAGTTCAAAAAGAAAACTATTTAAATTTCCACCAAACCCACTATTAAATGGTTTTTCCATGAAGTTTGTCATTAATATATTTTTAACAGATTGTTTTACTGCTGCAACATCCTGTTTTTTGTATACATCTCCAGAAGGTTTTGCCGAAAAGAACAAATCCATATCTTTATAATTTACCGACTTTGTGCTGGCAATTCTAGTGGTATTAAGATTTCCGTCCTCTAGGGCAAACGCTTTTGCTGGCATTTTTTATTTCCTTTTATCCTATTTATAATTAAATTATTCAAGTATTTCGATCAATTCGCCAGTTGCTTGTACATAATTATTGTATCTTGTTTCAAGTCTATTTTGATAACTTGCCTTATACCCCTCTTTTAATTCTGGCATAATTACAATAATTTGTACATTTAATGACCCATCTGGATTATATGTGTCATAGTCTAATATCATCTTTTCATATTGTTGACTATCTTTCCACCATGCCGCAAGTTTAAATGTTTTATTTGGTGCAATTTGACCTTTACGATTTCTTAGTTCATATACAATAGCACGACCATATGTTCTATAGTCATTAACACTACCTGCTGCTATCGTTTCTGTTTCTGAAGGTTTATACACGCCTTCAGAAACGACAAGTCTAAACTCACCAAAATCATCTTCATCTTCAATTACTGATCTCATTAGTTGAGCATGAAGGTACAGGTATTTTGCGGTTTCGTATCTATCTTCAGCAAACATATGGTCCATTGTAATAGGATCACCATGACTGCCAAAAAACTTCGCCATGTTAATTCCTCTAGCAAGTTTAGTTCTTTCGGTGATAGTTTTCTTTCTTCTTGGATCATAGATTGGGTTTGGTTGTATTGTTACAATACCATTTTGAACAGAACCAGCAAATCTTTTTGCTTCAGCACCTTTAATCTTACCGAATACCTCTTTTGGGTTTGGATTTCTAGGTGTTGGTTCATCATCAATAATAGAACCTATCTGAAAAGGAACAGCATTAGAATAAGTTGTATTTAATACACCTTCAGCAATAGCAGTACCAATAAAACTTTCATTCGATTGAGCAGCTGCATTTCTTAGTTTTGATCTGACTTCCCTCGTTGTCAAAGTTCTATTTGTTATACCACCATAATCAACAAACCTATTAATGGAATTATAGATCACGTTACCTGCATCTACAGCAACTTTAAAGATACCATAGGCAGAGTTAAACCAACTATTTTTAATAACTGAGTTTGTAGGTTGCACAGTTGTTTTATTTGTTGCATTCGCATTTGTTGCTGTATATCCATAACCTGAACCAGCATGTGCACCACTTGATGGATGCAATCCTGCTTGATTAGATACCATTGCCTGAGTTGCAGTACCTTGTAAGTCACCGTGAAATGTAGTGGCATGAACAGAAGTCGAATTAATTCTAGGAATATGAGCAGTGTGACCATAGTAAACCATGTTTTCGCCACCCATAGTTCCACTATCACCAATAAAGGTTAGACTGGAAGCACCCATATTGATATCGGGTGAGGTTGCAATATATTTGTTTTCTGCAGATATTTGATATTCAGAACCAACAATATCCTCTTTGTTAATTCCGACTGTTGTACTCTGATTATTTTTAATGATATTATTTTGATCTCCGAGGATCAAATTTGTTTCTGTTCCAGTAATTGTCTTTGATACATTTCTATTGACAAAAGTTTGGTGATTGTTGTTTACGTCTTGACGATACCCACCTTTGATATCTTCTTCCATATCACCACCAGTGGTAACTGTAAAATTACCACCAACATCTAGGTCAAAGTCACCATCTACACGAAGGTTTAAGTTTCCGTGATATACCATATCACCGTCACCTTCGATAATAACCTTTTCACTTCCTGACGCAACACGAATAACATTATTTGTAGCATTTACAATAACAGTACCATCGGCACGCATTTCAACACCAGCACCAGTCTTATGCCTAAATAACATTCGTTCACGACCAGGAGTATCATCAACTTCTTGCACATGCCCAGAAACTGTTCTTTTAACTTGATTTAATGGTGCTTTGGATGAAGGATAATCTTTTAATTCAAGATCAATACCTACATCACCACCACCAATGAGTAGTTCATTTTCTTCAATGCCTCTCGCTTCAAGGTTGACAGAAGGTGCATTAGCATATTCACGTTTTGGAAACACACCTTTTGGATCAGAAAAAGGATCGCCTTTGCTGGGTATGTTTTTATCCTGTTGTCCAACTAAAATATCATCAACCATTTTTATTCTCCATCACGAGCAGCTGCAATTGCTTCATCTTTTGTCCCATACTGTTTTCTTGTACTGGTGTCAAGAAAAACAACTTGCCATCTTCCACGAACTTCATCGTATTCAACTTTATTTCCGTTAATAACTTCACTGTTTAAATAATCATCATCTAAATCTGCATAAGGATCTTCCACTTCTACAGTTTCATTTGAGGTATCGTCTAAGACCACTTCTTTAACCTCACCATCCTCACCATCAGCAATTTCTCTTTTCTTTTCAAGATATGTTCCAACATCAAACTTTGGGCCAACAAGATTAGATATATCACGAAACCTTTGGAGTTGCTGGAGTTCTGTTCCATCTGCTTTTATTATACCTTTACTTTCGTTGAGTAATTGATCATTTCCTTTAAATACTCCACCAGGCGAATGTCTATACATAACATCCATCATCATATCAAATGATTTCCATTGTTCTGCAGTAATAGACTTGTCAGAAAGATTATTCCAATTATAACTTGCTTCTGGCCCAGCTCCTAATATGCCAGCATCAAATTTAATCATAATGCCTTCATCATGTATCTTTTGGTATTTTGACCTTGATTCTTTTTCTAATTTGCTAGAACTATATGTAGTGGGTGCTGTACCAACAGGAATAAGTCTTTCAACAACCCCATCTTTTCGTATGAGGTAATTGCATCTCTGATATCCTGACCTTCCGACAGGAGTTCCAGATACTGCTCTTTTATATTGTGGTTTGCTTTTGTATGATTTATGTCTAGATTCATTAAAAGATCTAGCAGTATAAAATTCATTTTCTGCTGTTGCAGTCCAGTTAACAATTACATTTTTGATTGTCCTTGGGCTACTCTTAATTTCAAGTTCAAATTCTTTTTTACTGTTAACTGGTTCATATCCACCCCAAAATTCATTATCTAATTGATCATATCCAAGTTGATCAATTCCTGTAGTTCTAGTTTTTGTAACCTGTTTTACAGGAGTTGTAGGAACATCAACTGCAGTTTTAGTTCCTTTGTTCACTGTTTTTGCTAACTGTGTCGTTCCTGTTGGTTGTACAATATTTGGAACAGGTGCTTTAGTTAGAGGATCAATTCCACCAGGAACACTAGGAACAGATTTACCAAGTTCTTTAAATGAACCAGTTCCTTGCGCAAGACCTGTTACACTCGCCATAATGTTACCGAAATCCATACCCAAAGAACCGAAAGGATTGCTAGGAGCAAAGTTATTGGCACCATTTGAATTTGTAGATATTGCATCTCCTATAACAGATCCAAGAACGCCACCAACAACAGCACCAATTACACCACCATTACTTGCACCTGCAGCGGCACCAGCAATAGCACCCAAACTGCTCAGTGGGTTTTTACTGACAGAAGATGTTAACGAGGATAAAGGATTAGATTGTCCTGTTGCCGATGGTATTGTAACCCCAGGAGAACCGATAGGATTACCAAGAGCACGGAATTGTTTTATAGAAAATTCCTTTTGGGGTTTTACTGCAGCTATTTTTTGTTCTTCTGCG